GTAAAGAAAGAGACAATTATAAACATACAGGCGATCATAATGAAAAGATATCACAAACTTTATTAAATCAATGGGCTTCTGGCGAAAGAATTTGTACCGAAGAACAGCGTAAAATATTTTCTGATAAAATGACACTGTCTTGGGCAACTGGAAAAATAGATACTAAAAATCATTGGACAAAAACCCCTGAGGGGCGAGCAAAATTGTCGGAAAGACAAACTGGTATCGTTTATAGTGATGAAATACATCATAATATGTCACTAGCACAACAAAAACGTTTTAGAACGCCAAGAGAATTATACACAACAGCGAATGGTGGAACAAGAGAAGATTTAAATAAATATTTTCGTTCAAATTGGGAAGCAAATTTTGCAAGAATTTTAAATTATGAAAACAAAATTTGGTTTTACGAATGTTGTACATTTCAAATCGAAAATAGTATGTCTTACACGCCAGATTTTTATCTTCTTAATGAAGATAAATTTATAGAATTAAAAGGTCGAATGGATGAAAAATCAAAACACAAACTTGATATGATGCAATTAAAGTTTCCGTGGATTACAATAGAACTTATTGAAGGAAAAGAGTATAATGAATTACGTAAAAAATATAAAAATGTTATTGAAAAATGGGAAGGTAAATAATGACTCGAATTCCTAAAAAGTTTGTTAGTATTCATAATCATTGCACGTTTAGCGCGATGGACGGCCTCGGGTATCCCGATGACCACTTTAAGTGGTGCATTGAAAATGGGTTAGATGCACATGCGATTACTGATCACGGAAATATGAATTGTTATGCCCATGCCCAACTTTGGGTTGAAGATTATAATAAAAAGAATGATGTAAAATTTAAATACATTCCTGGTGTCGAAGGTTACTTTCATCCAGACTTATCACAATGGGAAAAAGACAAAGAACTTCACGAACGTTCAAAGGGTGATAAAAAACTAGTAAGAAAATTGCAAGCAAAACAAGAAGTTCAAACCAAGTTAATCATCAAGTCAGACACAGATGAAGATATTGAAGACATTGAGATGGCGAATCAATTGACGATTGAAGATGAAGATGCAACAAAATCAAATAAGCATTTCAATCCAATTAATCGTCGACATCATCTTGTAGTACTTCCCAAAAACTCAACAGGATTAATTGAAATATTTGGTCTTATTAGCAAAAGTTATTTAAAGAATTTTTATAGATTTCCACGTTTCGACGCAAAAGATTTAGCAAACGTAGCAAAAAATGGAAATATTATAACAAGTTCCGCTTGTATTGGATCACAAATTGCATGGTCAATCTTTCAATTATTACAAGGTATTGATTTCGATAAACTTGATCAAAGTTTGCTTAATGACAATGCTTTACTTGATAAATGTGTAAATGAAGTGGGAAATTACTTTGAACTTCTAGAAAACACAACCGGAAAAGGGAATAATTATTTAGAATTACAATTCAATAAATTACCAGCACAGAACCTCGTAAATCGAGCAATACTTGAGTTTGCAAAAAGAAATGGATTAAATAATAAACTTGTAGTTACTTGCGATGCTCACTATTACAATCCAGATGTTTGGAAAGAACGAGAACTTTATAAAAAACTTGGGTTCATGAATTATAAAACAATTGACTCAAATTCTCTTCCAAAATCAAAAGACGATTTAAAGTGTGAACTTTATCCAAAGAATGCAACTCAACTTTGGGAAACATATTTACAAGTCAAAAATAGTACAAATTTCTATGACGATGAAGTAATATGTGATGCAATTGAACGAACATATGACATTGCGCATAATTTAATCGAAGAAGTGAAACCTGACAGAAGTCCAAAGTTTCCAACGAAACTTCTTGTTCCAGAAGACACAACGTCATTTAAACATTTAGTGAAATTATGTAAAGAAGGATTAGTAAAACGAGGTTTAGACGGAAAGCAAGCGTATGTTGACAGGTTGAAATATGAATTAAGTGTACTGAAACAATTAAATAACGCAGATTATTTTATTACGTATCAAAAAATAGTAGATTTAGCTAGAGGTGTAGGACTAGTGGGCTGCGTACGTGGGAGTGGGGGAGGTTCTTTAATAAATTATGTGTTATACATAACAGATTTAGATCCAATTGAATGGAATTTGCCCTTCGAAAGATTCATCTCCGTGTACAGAAAAGGTGCGCCGGACATCGATACAGACGTTTCTGATCGTGATAAAGTACTTGATGAGTTACGAAAGTTTTTTGGGTTTGAAAACGTAGTACCAATTAGCAATTATAATACGTTTAAAGTAAAAACTTTATTGAAAGATATTGGTAAGTTTTATGGAATTGCTTTCGAAGAAACGAATGCAGCAACTTTAACTGTTGATCAAGACGTAAGGAAAGCAACGACAGTACAGGGCGAGGACAAAAATTTGTTCGTCCTAACGTATGATGGAGCAATGGAACATTCACCAAGTTTTAGATCATTTATTGAAAAATATCCAAATGTTGGTGAATCAATGAAGATTTTATTTAAACAAAACCGCGCACTTTCCCGCCATGCAGGCGGGACAATTATATGTGATGATTTACCAAGTAAAGCGCCACTTATAGTTTCCGGTGGTGAACCACAATTTCCCTTCGTAGAAGGTGTAAACTACAAGCACTGTGAGTACATCGGAAACTATATCAAACAAGATTTGCTTGGGCTTGCCACATTGCGTTTAATTGAACGAACAATTGAGTTGATTTTAAAAGATAAATTGTATGAAATTTGTATTGAAGATAAAAAATATAGATTTCCATTTAATACAAAAATTAAATTAGAAGACGGAACGTGTGAAGAAGTACAAAATCTTAATTATAATCATAATGTAAAGATGCCTATAGAAATAGAAAAATAACATGATTTGCCCATTTTGTAATCAAGAAATTAATATAACGTTTAGAAAACATCTTTCTATACATTTTGATAAGATGCCTCGTGGACTGTATGCATATGAAACGTTAACAGGAAATCTAATAACAGAAATGTATCAGAATGGTATGAGTGCAAATGAGATAATGTACAAAATAAGAAATACATATGATTGGTGTAAGCCTACCAAAAGTGGAATACTCAAATTTCTTGAATTAAATAATGTGAAAAGACGTAAAACACCTGATGCAATGGTATCATATTATGATAGAAATGATGTATGGAATAAAAATCTTACAAAACTTGATCATCCTGCGATAATGCGATATGCAGAATCACGTCATGGTGAAAATAACCCAATTCATACATTGACTCATGAAGAACGTTGTGTATTTAATATAGTGAATAAATTAAAACGTGAAGGAAAATTTGAAGAACTAGAAGTCTTACGACAGGAACGGTCAGATAAAACAAAAGCATGGTTTGCAAACGAAGAAAACCATGCAAAATACACTAAAGCGTATGACGCAGCTAGGCCAAAACAAAAACAAAAAGTTAACGAAGGTGTACATGCGTATTTTGCAAAATATGCAGCATTAAATCAAGAACCACCATGTCGTATATATAAAATTAGTAAACCAGAACAAATATTTTTAGATGCTTTAATAAAATTAGAAATAAATTTTAAACATCAATTTTATATTGCACGATCATCATACGATTTTTTCTTAAAAGATTACAATTTAATTGTTGAAATAAATGGATTATATTGGCATTGTCATGAGTTATTATTTCCAGACGAAAATATGTTTCATACAGTAAAAAAGTTCACAGCAAAACAAATTCGTGAATATGATTTACAAAAACAACAAAAACCACTTGAATTTGGTTTTAAAGTAATGGTTATATGGGAAAATGAATATTCGAATGTTGAGACAGCTGTAAGACTAATACAGGACAAAATTATCAATGCCTAAAATAACATCTATCAAAAAAGTTCAACCTGAATTTCAAGACATTCGTAGTTGGTACGAACAGAATCTTGCACCAGCAGTAATTGATCATAACGATCAAAGCGTTTATGAATATATTTATCATGCTGGTCGATGGTGTGGGATTTTTCAGTGCACAAGTAAAGGAGCTCAAAAATTCTTTGAGAAAGCAAAACCACGTTCAATTTTAGATGTTGCGGCACTCACATCAATTTATAGACCAGGACCCCTTGCGGCAAAAGTTGATTCATTGTGGATGAAACACGAAACAATACCTTACGACTGGGGACATCCTCTCATTAATGAAACGTTAAAAGACAGTCGTTCGTTGTTGGTCTTCCAAGAAGGCGTAATGCATTTAGCAAATAAAGTTGCTGGATTTCCAATGGAACAATGTGATGAAATCCGCCGTGCAATTATGAAACGCTCAATTTCAGGTGGTGAAGCAGCTGTTGCTAAAGCAAAAGCTCTTGAAAATGACTTCGTTAAAGGTGCTATGAACAATGGTGTTCCTGAAAGTATTGCAAAGGAAACGTATCAAAAAATTCTTTATTTTGCAGGATATGCATTCAACAAATCTCATGCTGTTGGTTATGCATTTGATTCATATTTAACAGCATTTCTTGCAACACACTACACAGATCAATGGCTCACCGCTTACCTTGAGTCAATGTCGAATAATCCCGATGATCGTGC